AGCCCATTAACAGGTAATTACACAGCTAATAATAACAATAATAAAGAGTGGTATAACATATTCTACCATAAAACAGGTGCTACAGATAGCACAATTGATGGTGTTTATGCATATTTGTTTGTTTACAACCACACTGGTAACACATTTGATGTTGTTAGATACAAATATCCGGCTTCTCTTAATAAAAATTACGATGGAGTAGTTGCTTTGGCATTAAGATCGAGAGGTCACTATGACGCAACTCATACATTAGATTTAGAAGTTGCTGGCTCTACAGCTTACGAATTAGTAAGTGCAAGTTCGAGTAACGGTATTGAATCTAATCCATTTGCAGAATTCACTTTGAATGTGACAGGTGGAACTAACGGTGCAACATCATTCGTTATTTCATTGAATAATTCAATTACACAATATGCTCCTAAAGTTTTAGGTAACCAACCATTTGATAAAACATATCAAAATTTTCCATTATATGTTTATGAAATCTATGATAATTTAGTTAACGTAGCTTTCCAACAAGGATGGATTAGAGGTTTGGATATGAAGATTTACCAACATTTGGATGATAACGGGGATACTCACGACTTTTTAAATGAATGGGATACACCAATGTCCCCTACAGTAGTTTCTGAAGTTAGAGGTGGTGTTGTTCACGATTTATTCCAAGTAATACCAATTGCAGACGGTGATTCGGCAAACTATCAAATTAAAATTACTATTCAAAATATTAATATCAATACAGGTGATTTTGATATAGTTGTTCGTGATTTTAATGATACAGATGATAATCAAGTAATATTAGAAAGTTGGACAAGATGTAATATGGATCCTTCTTTAACAGGTTATATTGGATTGAAGATTGGTACATCTGATGGTAATTTCCCATTAAAATCAAAATACATTATGATTAACTTAGCAGATAATGCGCCTTCTGATGCATTCCCTGCAGGTTTCAAAGGTTTTACAAGTTATAACGGATACACAGGAAAACTTAATAATGGTTCTAATGCAACACCTGGTAATTTGGGTAGCGTAATTTACAAGACTCAATATTATAATGCAGGTGATGTTATGTACTATGAAGCTGACGGTACTCCACATATCTCAAGTGGTGATTCATTAAGAAAAACAACCTTAGGTTTATTTTCTTCTAATTCATTTGAAACATATTATGATAATAGCTTATTCCAATATAAAGGGAAAAGCGCAAATGAAACAACATTCGGTTTCCACTTGTCAGTAAATGCTGCGGGAATAACAGATGTATCAGGTAATACTGTTTATCAAACAACTCAATACGATTTAGAAGGTCAAACAGGTAATAACAACCCATTAACTAACAAAAATGCTTGTAAATTTACATTTGCTGTAGCTGGTGGTTTTGATGGTTGGGACATCTACAGACAAACAAGAACAAATACCGATGGTTATATTTTCGGTAAAGCATTGTATAATGCAAGTAATACAAATAACGGAGGTGTATTTAGTTCATCTTTTGGAAATTCTGATTACTATGCTTATTTACAAGGCATTCAAACATATGCTAACCCTGAAGCTGTTGCTATCAATGTGTTTGCAACACCAGGTTTAAATTTTAACGATCATTCATCGTTAACTAATTTAACAATTGATATGATCGAAACCGATAGAGCGGATTCAGTATACGTGATAAATTCACCAAACTATAGTACAGCTGCAGAAGTAGTTTCAGCAATACAAAATCAAGGTTATGATAGTAACTATTCAGCTACATATTGGCCTTGGATTCAAGTAACTGATCCTTATAATTCAACTCAAGTATACATCCCACCAACAGGTGAGGTTGTAAGAAACATTGCCTTAACTGATAATGTTGCTTATCCTTGGTTTGCATCAGCAGGTTATACTAGAGGTTTAGTAAATTCAATTAAAGCGGTTACTAAATTAACTTTAAGCGATAGAGATAATCTATATAACAACAATATCAACCCAATTGCTACATTCTCAGACACTGGTACTATCATTTGGGGTAATAAAACATTACAAGTTGCACAATCAGCTTTGGATAGATTAAATGTAAGAAGATTGTTATTACAAGCTAGATTATTAATATCTGCGGTAGCTGTAAGATTGTTATTTGAACAAAATGACGATACAGTTAGACAAGAATTCTTAAGATTGGTAAATCCAATTTTAACCCAAATACAAAAAGAAAGGGGTTTAACAGACTTCCGTGTAACGGTATCTAGTGATCCTTCTGATTTGGATAACAACCTGTTAAGTGGTAAAATATACATCCAACCTACTCGTTCTTTAGAATTTATAGATTTGGAATTTGTTATTACACCAACGGGTGCATCATTCGAAAATGCATAATTTGGAAGAATATTAAAAAGAATAAAAGGGGGTGTTAAAACATCCCCTTTTTTTATTTGTGTTGTTCCATATGACATTTTCTACAATACCATATAACATCAATTGGTTTATTATAATCGGTATGATGGGCTTCACTTTTTTCATCACCACAAATACTACAAGGAAGTTTGGTTAATTTTCCCCTTTTTACATAGACATGTAAGTAAGCTCTGGCATTCGATTTCATTTTCTCTTCTTCTGACAGTTCACTATAATTTTTTCTATGTAGTTTTGTATTCTCTGCTTTACATTTTCTACAATATCTTTGTCTCCCAACTAACTCATTTTCAATTGGTTTATCACATTTGCTACATGTTAATTTATAAATGCCTTTAGGGTTTCTTATTCTCATAATCTATTTTTAAATAAATATGTTAATGTGGAACATTATTGTGATTTGTGGAACAAATATAAGAAAAAAAAATGATACCCAGTATACTAGACTAGTATATTATAGATTTATTTGAGGTATTAATTAATTAATTAGAAATTTAAAGTATTTAATTATAATAGAGATAATTAATATTATTGATTAAAAAGTATTTAAAACTGGTTCTAGTAAAAAACTACGGAAAATAATTGATAAAGTCAAGTAAAATGGAAAAAATATTTTTTTAAAACGAAGATATTTATAATAAACAAGATAATTAAACAAAAACAATTAATATAAAACAATATGGCAGATTTACTAATGAAGATGCCGGTTCCATATGAACCGAAAAGACAGAATAGATTTATCCTAAGATTTCCTTCATCAATGGGTATAAATGAGTGGTATGTATCTAGTTCACAAAGACCTAGTGCTAAAATAAACTCAACTGAAATACAATTCCTTAATACTTCAACTTATGTTGCTGGTAGATTCGTTTGGGATACTATGAAAGTGAAGTTTAGAGATCCAATTGGACCTTCAGCTGCTCAAGCATTAATGGAATGGTTCCGTTTACACGCAGAATCAGTAACTGGTAGAATGGGTTATGCTGCTGGTTATAAAAAAGATATTGATTTGGAGATGCTTGATCCAACAGGTGTTGTTATTGAAAAATGGACATTACAAGGTACATTTTTGCAAGACATCAACTTTGGTCAATTAGATTACTCTAGAGATGAAATTGCAGATATCGACGTTACTTTACGTCCTGATAGATGTATTTTAGTATATTAATACAAATTTAAATTTAAAATTAAACCGGTATCCTATTTTGTGGGTATCGGTTTTTTTATTTAAAAAACTTTACTTTACCATAGTTATTATATAAATTGATACTATGGAAGAAACATTTAGAGTGGATCCTACGATTCAATATGACGTAGTCCCATTACCCTCACAAGGAATTTATTATAAAAATAATAAAAAAAGTTTAAGAGTTGCTTATTTAACTGCAGCAGATGAAAATATTTTACAATCACCAAATTTATCTCAATCAGATAATAATTCAATTGTTGATGAATTATTGAAAAGAAAAATACTTGATAAAGACATTTCAATTGATGAAATAGTAGATGAAGACATACAAGCAATATTAGTATTCTTAAGAAATACTGCTTTTGGTAGTGAATATACAATTAAATTAAATGATCCTATAACAAACAAAGAATTTTTAGCTACTATAGATTTATCGGTAATGAAAACCAAAGATTTCAATTTAATTGCAGATGCTAATGGTGAGTATGAATTCTTCCTTCCTGTTAGTGAAAAAAATATAACTTTTAAATTTTTGAACAAAAAACAATTGAGTGATTTAGATAAAATCAAAAATGACTCCTCTGTGGCTGTACCACCAATTAACACCAAAAGATTGGAAATGTTAATTAAATCAATTGAAGGAAATAGAGACCCAATGGCGATTTATACTTTTATTCAGAATATGCCAATTAAAGATTCACAAGCCATTCGAAGATTCGTGAATGAAAATAAACCAGGTTTAGATTTAATTGTTGAAGTAACAGCCCCATCAGGAGAAAAAATCCCAGTTTTAGTGGATTTTGGGGTTGACTTTTTTCGTCCCTTCTACGGAATATAAAAAAAATCAAATACAAACTACGTTATTTTTATTAAGGAATGGTTTTTCATATAATGAAATTCTTAATTTACCTATACACGAGAAAAATAACATTGTTGGCCTTTTATTAGAAAATAATGAATAAGCTATTTATTATAAATAATAGATTAATATATGTTACTCCAAAATAAACCCGATGATGTATCACCTGGTACGAAAGATTATATCGATGGTAAATTTCGTGAACTTCAAACAAAATTTAATACCAATTCTTCAGCTCTTGAGAAAACAGTTAGTTTAGTAACTGCTCCTCTTGTAGATCAATTAGATACCGAAAAATATAGAATTGGTTTGAATGATGTTGAAAACACTGTGGACAAAATTGTTGATAGATTGTCAAGTTTCAACATACCTGGTTTAATTGGTGATTTAACTGGTGGAGCTACAAAGGTAATTCAAACAATTGCACAAATGGACGCAGAGATGCGTACTAATTTAGAAGGTCAAGGCTCAGCGTATGGTGAGTTAGCTGACGGTATGCGAAAACAAATTGGTTTCATCGGTTCTGAAGTTGCCAATTACGGAGTAACAATGAAAAACACCATTGATGGTGTTAGAAGTCTTACAGAAGCAAGTGGAAAACTTGCTTTAGTTGGAAAACAAACCATAGCTGAAGGATTAGAAGCATCAGCTGCATATACTAAATCAAACACATTTTTATTAGAAAATGTAGAGAAATTTAGAAGTGTTGGCTTGGGTTTAGCAGATGCAGCCAAATCGGTTGATGATATTGGAAAGTCATCTATTGGAATGGGCCTTAATGCCAAAAAGGTAACAGATACATTAGTAACAAACTTAGATAAACTAAATTCATACGGGTTTAAAAACGGCATTGAAGGTTTAGGCAGAATGGTTCAACAAGCTCAATCATTAGGTATTTCTATTGATAAAACTTTGAATATTGCTAATGATTTATTTGACCCTGCTAAAGCAATTGATATGACTGCTAATTTACAAGCTTTAGGTGGTGCATTTGGTGATTTTGGTGACCCAATAAAATTAATGTATGATGCAACAAATAATGTTGACGGTTTACAAGATAGTTTAATAGGAGCTGCTAAAAGTTTAGCCACATTTAATACAGAACAAGGTAGATTTGAAGTGTCTGGTGCTAATTTAAGAAGAGCAAATGAAATGGCCAAAGCTTTAGGTATGTCAACAGGGGAATTGACAAATATGGCTGTTAGGGCAGCAAACAAATTTGAAATAATGTCCAAAATAGATATGTTTCCAAGTATAAAACCTGACCAAAAGGAGTTTGTTGCAAATTTAGCAACATTAAAAGGTGGTAAAGTTGGTTTTGACATACCTGAGGATATCGCTAAAAAAATGGGTATGGAGGAAGGATTCCATTCAATAGAAGAAATGGGAGGTAGTATAGGTGAATTCCAAAAACTACAAGAAAAAATGGCTGCACAAAATCCGATTGATATAGCCAGATCTCAATATACTGCCACAACAAATATAATGAATACTGTTAATAGTATAGCATTAAGGATAGGTGCAAGAGCATATAATAGTGAAAGTTCTAATAAACTACAAGAAGCAATGAGTGCGTTGTCTACTGCATTATACAATGCTAATACAAATCCTGAAAACAAAGGTAAATCATTAGGTCAAGTTATGCAGAGCGAAGCATTCAAAAAAGATATTAATGCATCGATGGAAGCATTTAAGGGAGCTAGCGATGCTATGTTAGATGAAGTTGGTAAACAAATGGGTATTAATAATCAAGCTATGGATAGTTTCAAAAAGGGTGTTGGTGCTGTATATGATAAAACAAAATCAATATTATCTCCTATAATATCCAAAGCTGAAACAGGTATCTCGAACATAGGAAGTAAAGTATCTGAAAAGGTAGGAAATTTTGTACAAAATGTTACAGGTAATTTAACTGTTACCCATAATTTTACAGGTCTTTCTTTTCCTCCAGGTTCGGTGGGTAATTTAGTTATTAATGACCCGAATGTTAATGCTCACTTTGATACAAAAATACAACAAGCACTACAAGCTAAACAAAGTGGTAGAGATTATACTATACAAAAATAAAATACAATATAATCTATTTATAGAAAAGAGAAATAATGCCAAGTTACTTAGATTTTGATTCAACAAACAATTTTAGAAAAGCTCTGATAGGTAGAACATTACAACAACCTAACGGTCCACAGACTTTTTCAAGTAACAACTATGCGTTTGCTTCATTATCTGATTCTGCTGATGTTTCGGGTGGTACTATTACTTACAGTCAAGCAGCTGAATTAAAACAAAGTCAATCTATAAATACGTATAAACCTTCTGAGTATTATGAAAAGGATTTAGAAGTATTACCAAGAGCAGCTAATTTACAATTATATCCATACTTCCAAGCTAGTGAACATACATTAATCGGAATTGTTGAACAAACTGATTCATATAAAAACGAATCAGCATTATATAAATTTGCAGTATCAAATATTTTAAATAATCCACAAGGTCCTTTTCAACAAAGAGTTTCACAAAATATAGCAGCATCAGCAAATGGTTATGGTGCTTTAAGTGATGCGTTAAACAGTAATTCGTCAATAACATCAAGTTTAATAAGTGGAAAACAACCTTTAGTAAAGTTAAAAAAATCAATCACAGTTGACCCTAATGCTAAGACCGATATTGTTAATTTTTTAGAAGTATTAGAAGGTAATAAATCATTTGAAACAAAAATACCTGGTGTTTATTTAACTGATCCTAACAATCCTTATGGTGCCGGACCTTCAACAACAATTGGAAATATCGTTCAAGATGCTACAAGTGTTTTAAGTTCTTTACTTGGAATGAGAAACCCAAATGCAATTGCTCAAAAACCATCGGATTTATTTTTCCAATATTTGGGTGACACTCAAAAACAATATCTATTAGATAATCTTTCATATAATTTTTATGCTCCTGATTATTCATCAACAGCAATGGGTCTAACAAATACAGGAGGTTTGAATATCGCAGGAAATTTAGGTAAATCATTATTAACCGCAATAGGTTTAGGAAATCCACCATCAACAGCTTACATTGGTGATGATAGAGGAAATAATCTTAACTATGCTATGAGTGATTTCAACGACAGACCTGTTAGAAGTCCATATTATTTAAGTTTATTTTTTGACCCTATTCAAACTAGATTGATGCAAATTGATACTAATTTGTCTGAAGGAGGTAGAGTTGCAGGTAATTTAACTTGGTTAAGTATTAATTCAACTAAATTAAATAAGTTAGGTGCTAATAATAATGAATGGAATGCACAAGCTTCTAATTTCACTCAAACAGAATCAACAAACTATCAATTTCCTGAAAATTCTATTTTTGGTCAAACACAAGATTTATTGAATACATTACCTAATACAGGTGGTTCAGCAAGAGCACACGTAGCGAATGCTATAGACCAAACCAGTCGAATATTTCAAGATGGTGATAAGTTTATGGCAAGAGGTTCTGCGGTTCAATATACAGACCAATATGGTCAATTAAAGGGTGTTGAATATTGTAGAACTTGGACAAAAGATAGACCTTATTATACATTCGATAATTTAATGCCATTGGCAGCAAATAAATTTGATATTGCACAAAAAAAATACATACCAACTTCCACTCCATATAGGAGAAC